CCGGGCAGCTGCGAGACGGTGACGGCGGCCATATTGCGTCCTTGCTGGGTGGCGACCGGTGAAATCCTGCCACACCCACCCGCTCAATCAAGACGCGGGGGGGGGCGGTTCTCCGGGCGTTGGCGATCGCTCTCCTCACCAGCAGCCGCCCAGCAACGTCTAGAAACGGCAGTCCGCGAGCAGCGGCTTCCTCCCGCATGACCTTGACCACCTCGTCAATCCTCTCGGGCTTGCTGCACTCGTCGCAGCCCCACAAGTCCATCTGCTGCTGTTTTGCGCGGCAGGCGCAGGTTGGCGTTGGCGAGATGCCGAACCGCTTCAAGAGGCGGGATAGCTCGGTGCCGGGGCCGTAGGTGGCAACAGGCTCTTGATTGGAATTGCCGCACTCACGGAGAGTATTTGCTCTTTCGGCAACGTGGCCACAGCGAACGCATCGCAACGAGTCTCCGTCGTACTGGCAAAGCTTCATCAAGGCACAATCCGGGCCGTAAACAAAAACTTCGGAAGCATTGACCCGCCATCAATAGCCTCGCTCCCATAAGAACCTCTAACGTTTTCGTTTCCGTTGTTTGGCAGCCCAACGTCAGGCGAAACTGTTATGCCTTTAGACCAAGACAGATTTCGCGGACGAAGATCGCAAGCCTGTTCGCTCAAAACTGAACGGCCAGTAAATGCCCACAGGTAAGAGCAATTAATGGCAGAGTCCTCGGTATCTAACGTGGCATCTCGCGTCCAATCACCAGCCGGCTCAAACTGAAAAAAACCAAGGTACGAAAAACGTCGGTATTCATACTCTCGTCGTAAGGTTCCTGTGGTCTGTCGATTGCCTGGGATAGTTGAGTTCCCTGTTTGAAACGTGATCGTGTACGAAGGGAAGCTTTCTACGTCGTAGTACCCGAAGTTTGTGGTTCCGTTAAACACGCTGCCAGGTTCATAGCCCGGAAAAATCCTTGGGAACCCAAACGAACCAAACGCGTACGCGCATAGCGCGTGATCGGCTGGTCCATTGGTCCAGAACAAAGTGGTTGCCCGCAGCACATAGTTAATGTTTAGGTCTTGGAGGTTAAGCGTCAACGTTCGCTTGTATCGCTTTTCGTAGTAGCCGCGCACGGAGTCGTAGAAGTATGTTCCAAACTGTTGCCCTGATACGTTTTGGTAACTGACCCACGACGACTCTGTAGCCGTTGTTGTGAACTCAACCGTAATTTCCGCAGGCCGCTCCCCAGAGCAGCACCACCGCCCAGGGTATCCCGAGCCAGAAGATTGACCGGAATACGGAACCAGCGTGTTGCCGCAGTTGCACGGCTGCTCGCAACACGGGCTACAGCTTCCGCCTAGCATTAGCCGCACTCCGCAGCAATGAGAATCCACTCTCCGGCCACGTATGCGATCGCGCACGCCTTGCTGCCGCTGCCGGTGACGCTGGCGAAGTAGTTCTTGGCCTCGTAAGTCACCGCCGAGAGCGTGGCGTCGGTGACGGTGGTGGTGCTGCCCTTGTTCCACGGTGCCGTGAACGTGCCGCGAATAATCGCATCGTCGCCGGCGACCGTCCGCACCTCCGTGGGGTGCATGTCGCGGCCGCCACGCTCGTGAGCCAGCACAGCTCGAGCTATCCGCTTGGCCGATGCCGGCGTGAACGTCACGCTCCGCCCGGATTGTCGCGGAGGCTTGGCCATCAGGAGGGCGTCCCAAACACGGAGAAGTTGGTTTCTCGATAGATCTGGAACGTCAAAGAAGATGGCTTTTGACCGGCTGCCTTGGCCACGCCGTCGGCCAGAGCCACGGGCTGGCGTACCGGTTTCTTATCTGCCCCCAGCACCGCGGCACGCTGCGAGCCCGAGCTCGTCGGGTTGCCGGATGAGTCGACCAACTGGTTAAAGCCAACGTCCCACGGCTTTACGGCCCATGTGTCTTTCCGGTACCGAAACTCCCACGACGTTTCCCAGTACGGCTTGGTGGCTGTGCCGCTGCCGGCGGAGACCGTCATTTCTTTTTTTGTTGCACCGCGAAATTCAACCTTCCACGTCCGAAACGAATAGCCGTTCCATCCCGCGTCGTTCACGGTGTTCGACTGATCCGACGCAATCGATGACCATTCCAAATCAGCAAAACACTTAGTCAGCGTCAGCGACGCGTCGCTCGCCTCAATCTCAATCCCTTCCAGCGGATCGCCGGCGCTATTTGTAATATACGTGCCGTCCTTGTCTCTCCAGCATGGCAGAGTCGTCGTGCTGCCGGTTGCTTTCCAATCGTCTTTGGGCATTCCAGTCGTATCGTTCGGCGTGTTTTCCTTGGGCGGGATGTAGTATTTGACCGTCATGATCCAGAACATTCCGACGCCGTCCTCGTCGGTGAGATCAAATTCCATCGCCCGATGGTTGGCAAAGTCTGGGTGGGGGGCGTTAAAGACAATTCCGGGCGCCCGCGAGATCACCACCTTTGACGTCTTTGGATCGTCGACGCGGATCCGCCATTTGCGGGTGAACGTAAACGACTCGCCGTACTTGCCGGAGAGGCCAGTTCCGCCGATGACTTCGTCGACTTTTACAACTGCCATCAATTACCAGCCATTTCGTAGACGTTTTGTTCTTCGCCCTCTTCCACTGCATCGGCTGTGCGTTCTGCCGCGCGGGCGATCCGTTCTTGCAAATCGTCAGACGCTCCACGTTGAAGCCGGAACATCTCGGCAATGCCTTCCTTCGATCTGCTGTCCACGGCCTTGAGGGCTTCCATGCTCTTGCCAACCGGCGTTGGCTCGCCCGGTGGCTTCTGGTCTTTTGCTGCGATCGTCTGCGGAGCCGCTGCGTTCTTGGCCGCCGCGTCTGCCCGAGACTTCGCAATAAACTCTGCCATCGAAAGCGCAAGCGGGCCTTTTTGGGCCTCTCCGGTTGGAGACTTATCTCCCATGCCAACCACGTTTAGCGCGCTGTTAATCGATTTTTTTCCAGCGTCCTCCGCTCCTCTGGCAAGCGTTGCCGCCGACGTCTCCATCGACTTGCCAAACTCTTGCCAGCCGGATCCGACAAGCGTCTCGGGCAGCTCGGCCAGGAGCCCGGCCCACCCGGCCATCGACTGGGCAAGGATGACGCCCACGCCTTTAAACACAGCCTCGCCCAGATACCAAACGGACTGGAGCGCCGACACAACGCTGCTAAAAATTCCGGTCACACCTCCAAAATGTTCGACAACGCCGGCAACGTACTCCCAGACGCCCTTGGTGCTGGTCACAAACCAGTCCGCAATCCCCGCAAAATACGCCGCACCGTTGAGAATGGCTTCGCCAATGAACGCGCCAATGTTGGCGCCGCCAACGCCGCCGATGAGATCAGTAAACGTCGTGGTCACGCCCTCGAGGGCCGGGGCAAGGTATGCCACGACTTGCTGGACCACGCCGGCCACAGCCTGCTGGGCTTTTTGGAACGAATCACCCATCGAGTCAATGCTGTTGGACTGGTCCTGCGTGAGTGCCAGACCAAACCTTTCGGCCTCGCGGGCAGCTTCACCAATCCCGGCGGCGCCTTCTTCAAACATCGGGAGCAGCTCGCCGCCTGATTTCCCAAACAACGCCACAGCCAGGCGGGCTCGCTCCGCCGAGTCGGGGACGTTTTTCAGTGCCGCTGCAATTGCCTGGAACCGCTGGGCAGGGCTCAAGGCACCAAGCTCCTCCACGGACAGGCCAAGAGCACCGAACGCCGCCTGAGCCACGTGAGAGCCGTTGGCGGCCTTGGCAAAGTTCACTTCCGCTTTTTGGGCAGCGCTTCCGACAGACTCCATCGACACGTCGGCCAAGTTGGCCGCGTGGGCGATCCCGGCAAACTCGCCGTAGGTCATGCCAAGCCGGATGGCAAGGTTGCGGGTGCCGTCCACCACGCCGGCTTGGTCGGCCCCGTAAGAGATCAGCGACCGGGCAGCGTTGGAGACCGCTGACGCGACAGAGGAAAACAGCTGGGCAGCCTGGATGCCAACCAGGGCGTTGAGCTTGGAATTGATCTTTGAAAGGGCGGTCTCGGCACTGCCAAGGGCGCCTGAGAACTTGTTTGCCCCAGCGTTGGCCTGACGGAGCTCGTCGTCTGCCTTGCTGACGGCACGATTAAACGTTTGCTGGTTGATTGCACCAGCGGCCAGCAGCCCACGCAGCTCCTCGAGCTTGTTGCCGTGCCGCTCCTCCGCGGTGGCAACGTCCGCAAACACAGCCGCGCCCCTTTGGTGAACGTCAGCCAGGTCGCGGAACGCCTTTTCTTGCGCGGCCGTCACGCCGGTAGCGTCGTTCAGTTCTTGCTTGGCGGCCTGCGTGGCCCTGTTGAATGTCTCTTGAGAGATCGAGCCATCGCGGAGAGACGTGTCGAGCTCGACCACGCGAGCGTGATAACGCTCCTCGGCCGTCATCACGGAATCGGTGATCGCTTGGCCTTTCTGGCGTGATGCCGTCACCGCGTCAGCCGCTTGCTTCTGTGCGTCAGCCAACGACCTGGCTGCCTGCTCCGCGGCCTCCGTCACGCCGGTTTCGTCGGCCAAAGTCTTTTCGGCTTGAGCCACGGCACGGTAATACGTCTCAAAAGAGATCGTGCCGTCTTTCAGAAGAGAAGACAGTTCCGCCATTGTTCTGGCGTTCTTTTCTTCTGCATTCTCAAATTGCATGGTAATAGCCACGCCCCTGGACACGGCCGCCGACATGCGGGCCGCCTCCGTCGAGATCATGTCCATCTTGCGGGAAAAGTCGGCGGCCGAGATCGCCCCACTGGCCAGGCCGGCTTGCAGCTTGGCTGCCATCGACTCCATCGTGGCCAGCTTGGCTGCTGCTCGTGCAGCTGCTGGCCCGACGTCGCCAACACCTCGAGCTCCAGCGTCTCGCAACACCTTGAACGCAGACGAGAGTTTGCCGGCTTCGCCGCCCATCTGCTTGAACGAGCGAACGGCATCGGCCACGCCGCTTTTGAGCCCGGAAGTCGAGGCAGAGAAAATCGCAGCGACTTTGCCGATGGTGGCCATTTACTTGCCTTGCGCTTCTAGCTGCTTTTTGAACTGCGGGACCTTCTTGAGCTCGGCCAGCATCTCGGCCTCTGTCTGCTGCTTCTCTCGGAAGCTCGGCAGAAACTTGTCTTCGCTGTCTGGTTCAATCCGTCCGCCGCTGGCCACCAGCGCCGCCCGGCCACTTCGCCGCCAATCGTCGCCAAACGGCTCCACCCGCCAGTAAGCCATCCATCGTTTGAGCTGTCGAACCGTGATCCTCTTCTTCAGCCCATCAACGTTCCACTCTCCCACCTCAAGCCCGAGCCGATGGATGAACAGATCCACCGCACCGGCCGGGCTCCTCAGTTTTTTTCGAGCTCCTCGATCTCCGTATCGGTGACGCTCAGCAGCTTCGTGCCAGCCTGCCAGATCTCGTGCAGGGCCGCCGCACTCTTCTTTCCAAGCCGCGGGATGTCGGCATCGGAGAACAGCCGCTTGCCGTCCTCGTCGCAGACTAGGAGAGACGCCAGCTT